CACCGCCCACGCACCGCCGATTGGGATGCAAAACTGATTGCGGCATTGCAACAGGCACCGTCACTTGCCTATGGCAATGACCTACTTCAAGGCAAGCGCCTTCCAACGATGGTTGTGATGACATCAGATATTGTCAAAGCACTTGGCGGAATGGTGCCACCGAATATGAAGCATCTATACCTTGACAACTTTTGGAAGAAATTGGGCGAAGATTTAGGCTCTTTACATTATCTTGAAGATGTCATTGTTGAGCATATGCACCCGGTTGCAGGAAAAGCTGAGTGGGATGAGGGCTATCGTGAAGTCAATGCAGAAGAAGTTTATTCTGCCGATGCTCTTGCTTACAACAACTACATCAAATCAGAAGCATATGAGGTCTTACTGAAGAAACTTCGTAAATGAAACAGGCAATATCCTTTTCTTTGTATGGGTCAGACCTTCGATACTGTGTCGGGGCAATAAAAAATGCCATCATTGCTCAAAAGATTTTGGATGAGGAATATGACCTCATCTTCTTCGTGGGTCAATCGGTGCCTTCCTGGGTAATCTCAACCCTTCGCCTGTTTCCCAATGTTCAAATTATTCAAACAGATGCACCTGAAGATCACACCGCCAAGTTGTGGCGTTTTCTTGCGTGTGAACTAGATTATGACTTTGTTGCCTTCCGTGATGCCGATGCTCGACTGTCTTTGCGTGAACTTAACGCCCACGAGGAATTCATTGAGTCAGGGCTAGATGCCCACATCATGAAGGATCACCCTATTGGTCACAACTACCCCATCAATGCAGGTATGTTCACAGTTCGATCTGCCTTGTTCAAAGACATCCGAACCTTGATTGAATCGGCAGAGATTTCAGACTATTACACCCAAGACCAAGACTTCCTGAGAAATTTGATTTACCCACGCATTCAATTCTCATGCTTTGTCCATGACGAGTTCTACGATACAGCCGTTGAAGGCAAATCCCTTCGCAAGCCGTATCTGCTTGAACCTGTCAACCAGGTAAGTCATATTGGCGCAGCTTTGGACGAGAATGATAGGTTTATCTTCACCGTTGATCAACAGAAATCTGTGACTTTATCGGGTGATGATAAATACTTGTACGAGTGGGGGCAGTAATGAAAATTCTTATCACAGGCGATGCCGGCTTTGTTGGGCGTGCATTTCATCGTGCGCTTGCAAAACAACGCCATGAGATCACAGGCATTGACCTAGTAAATGGCAAAGAGGTTCGACATTTCTTCGCCACAGACAACACACAGTTTGACATCGTGATTCATCTCGCGGCGATTGTCGGTGGGCGAATGACTATTGAGGGGAACCCTTTGTCAGTTGCCTCTGACCTTGCCATAGATGCAGATATGTTCCAATGGGCGTTGAGAACTCGCCCGAAGCACATTGTCTATTTCTCATCAAGTGCGGCTTACCCAATCTTCTTGCAAAGACTTCAATATCAACAAAAACTGCGCGAAATTGACATCAATCTTGAACATATTCGAACACCTGACTTCACTTATGGTTGGGCAAAGTTGTCAGGTGAAATGCTTGCCTCATATGCACGAGCTGAAGGTCTGAAAGTAACTGTGTTGCGACCATTTAGCGGATACGGCGCAGATCAAGCACTTGATTACCCATTTCCATCCTTTATTGCACGCGCCAAGCGCAAGGCAGACCCATTTGAAGTGTGGGGAAGAGGAACCCAGGTACGCGATTTCGTTCACATTGACGATGTTGTGGGCGCTACTTTTGCAGCCGTGATAAATGATGTGGGTGTCATGAATATCTGCACAGGTCGCCCAACCTCATTCATTGATTTGGCAGAAATGGTCATGTTGCAAGCAGGTTATCTTGCCCCTATCAAAAACAATCTTGATGCGCCCATAGGCGTTGAATACCGCGTAGGCAGTACAACTCAAATGTTCCAAATATATGAACCAAAAATTTCTCTTGAAGAAGGCATTGCTCTCGCACTTGCCGAATAAGAAATCCCCCTCACCATCAGTCGGTCATGGTGAGGGGGATTTCTTTGTCATTTTTAGGCAATGTCGGATGGGTATTTGATTCCTTTCAATTCCTTCTTAATGTAACGATTGACTGCGAGTGCAATAAAGATTTTTGGAATCTCAGGTTCAGCTTTTGGTCGCTTCGGTAACAAGAAAAGCGGTATCAGTACCCAAAAACCAAAGAAGAAGGCGCAGATTGACCAAAATATGTGCTTCCTGCCAAAACCCATTGCAACGAGTGCCACAATAGGAACTGCAAGCACATTCAACCAACTCATATCCACTCCATCATCGGTGCAGGTTGGATGTCTTTGACGACCTCATAGAACTTGCCTGATTCGTGCAATGATCCTGCGCCCACGACATATCCATTGTGCTTGATGTCAACACCCTCACGGAGTTTGCCTTTGAACTTCGCATCGGCAGGAGCGGTGTAATACAGATGCAACCCATCGCCTGTTGCAACTGTGAATGTATCTAAGTTGAGACCTTCAGTTGTTCCGCCGTTTCGGTAGTCAATATCAAAGACAACTAAGTTTGAAGGGGCGCAAGCGATGCCAATGTTGAGCATGGGTGCGCGAGTGAACCATTTCTCAATGGATTCAATGTCAGTTGTTGCTGACTTATACCCATGAGTTGCAATGGGAAAGAATGGTGTCTTTTGATAAGGAGCAACAGGCAAGATGTGCCAACCTCTTTCGGCAAAGGCAATGGCGGTTGTGGCTTTTGTCATTTGATATATCCCTTCAAGAAGTCAACGATTACTTCGGAAACTGATTTGCCTTCTGACTGTGCCTTCGCCTTCGCCTTCGCCCATACTTGGTCGCTGACTCTGACTGACCTGATTTTCTTTCCGACCATTACAACACCACACATTCGCTCATTGAACCCCAACACCAACCAAGAAACTCTGCATTGGGTGCATCAATTCCAACCCACCACAGATTGCTTGCAACTTGCCAAATGACAATGATTCCAACTGCAATTGCAATTGCTCGCACTTTCTTTCCGCGCTTTGTGATCATTAGTTCTCATCCATTTCTTCTTGTAGTGCTGAAAGCATTTCAAGGTGATATTGCTCTTGCTCGCGTTCATTGCAAGAGTTTGCTTCTTTCGCTTGCTCTAAATGATATTCAGCGACATCTTTGATTTTCATCATGCACCTATCCATTCTTTGATTGTTTCAGGATGTTTTGAATCGTAATGCTTGATGACTGACATATCTTTTTTTGATTTGATTCTGATGTGTTCTCCACATTCGGTGCAAATCTTGCCCATGAAGTCGCAACATTTTGAATCATCACAGAATGATGCGTATGGATAAACCTTGACTGATGGCTTTGTCATTATGCATTCACCTCACTATTCAGACCGAAAATGAAACCGCCACCATTGCCTTCAGGGTCTTGACTGATTTGAATTTGACCAATCTCGCCATCCTTGAACTTGACTGTGAATGATGGAAAACCATCACCCAAGTCATCATCATTTTGCATCCCATCAAAAGAAAGAATGGTTGCACCTACAAGGTCGCTGTAATATTTTGTGAAGTATTCGTTGCTTGTCATTTTGCTTTCCTTTCGTGTGGGAGCTTTTCCCCCTACAAGAAGAACAATACTCTCATCCATACGGATGTCAATACACAACACAAACAATCTTTTGGGTGTCGGACTGCCCTGTGGATAACTTCTATGTCACCATTGGCGCATTCCAAAGGAGAGGGGATGAATGATGCTTTTGGTCGTTATTGGGGGCGCAATCGCCGTCACAGGGCTTGTGTGGGGGCTTTTAGCCCTTGAGGACAGGTTCACCGCACAGATTACACACTCAGAGGGTGGGTGGGGCTATTGATCAACCGCGACCCCCTCTTTTCGGTTCACAATGCCCTCAATGGCGATGTGGTCATATATTTAGAAGAAAGAGATGCCAACTGCGATTTGATTGAGGATGTTGTCACCCAGGTTCCAATGGGGTCAATCCAAGCAATCAATGCATTGAGTGGCATAGATTTGAAGTCAATTGAATCAGCTCGATTGATGGACAAAGCAAGG